AGTTTGTAAAATCATTAAACAAAGCATCTAATAAATATATTAAAGATGCAAGAACAAGAGAAAAAGCTTTTATTAAAGAGCACGGTGATTTTGGAAGATCATATCATTCAACACCTTTAACTGCTGACAATGATTTTTTAGATTTTAGAAATTACATTGGTCAAAAGTCTTGGGAGTATTTAGATCATCAAGGTTATGATATGCAACAGTACACAACTATGTTTAGTGAGATGTGGGTACAAGAATTTGCTAAAAAAGGTGGTGGTCATCACTCTGCACATATACATTGGAATCAACACGTATCAGGTTTTTATTTTTTAAAGTGTAGTGATAAAACATCATACCCAATCTTTCATGAACCGAGAACAGGTGCTAGAGCTACAAAATTAAAAATGAAACCAGATCAAAAAGGTGTATGGGGTGGATCAGAATTAATTCACTTTAAACCAACACCAGGTACATTAATTATCTTTCCAGGGTTCTTGGAACACGAATATGCAGTAGATTTTGGTAAAGAGCCTTTTAGATTTATACATTGGAATATACAAGCCGTGCCAAAAGAGATGGCAAAAGATGTTTAAAAAGAAAAAGTATACAGTTATCCGTCAAGCAATATCAAAAGACCTAGCAGCTTTTGTTGCAAATTATTTTAGTATGCAAAAACAAGTTTATGATACTTGTAGAGAGCGTAGATACTTTTCACCATTTGAAACTATCATTGGATATTACGAAGGTGAGAATGAACAGATTCCAAATACCTATAGTCAGTATTCTAATATGGCTATGGAAACTTTATTATTAAAATGTCTTCCTAAAATGGAAGAAGCAACAGGATTAAAATTATATCCTGCATATACTTATGCAAGAATATATAAAAAAGGTGATGTCTTAAAAAGACACAAAGATAGATTTAGTTGTGAGATATCAACCACTATGAACTTAGGTGGTGATCCTTGGCCAATATATTTAGAGCCATCTGGAGAGACAGGTAAAAAAGGAATTAAAGTAGATTTAAAACCAGGAGATATGCTAGTCTATTCTGGTTGTGAATTAGAGCATTGGAGAAATAAATTCAAAGGCAAAGAATGCGTACAAGTATTTCTTCATTATAACAATCGTAAAACGCCAGGCGCTAGAGATAATATGTTTGACAAGCGTCCACATTTAGGTCTTCCTTCTTGGTTTAAACGATGATATAATCTTTAGATGGAGGCAGGGCACCACCACATACCCCCTGTCTCCTTTTAAGGATTTATATTTATGTTTTTTGGCGGAACTTCATTTGCATCAGCACCTTTTGCAGACCCAGGATTTAATCCTAATGCATTAGCTATTGTAACAGGTAATAGAATTAACGAATCAACAGGAACTGTTGCTATCGTTGGTGATGCATTAATACTCCCTACAGGAAGTAGATTTAATATTGGTATTGGTAATGTTCAGGTAGCCGATGTTATTGGTGTATCAGGTATTGCAACAGCTTTATCTACAGGTCTAGTTACGGTTACAGCAGGAGCTGGAATTGATGTAACAGGAAGTCAAGCAGACTTTACAACAGGTACCGTTAATGTAGCTGACGTTGTTGGAGTTACAGGTAATAGAGTTAATTTAAATACAGGAACAGTTGCTACAACTGCAGCAGCAAATGTTATACCTACTGGATCACAAACAAACTTTACAACAGGTTCTGTTACATTTAAATTTATATATTCTGTTACAGGAAGCGGTGTAAATTTATCTACAGGAACTGTTTCAACAACCGCAGGTGCAAATGTATCTCCAACTGGATCGAGAGTTAATACAGATACAGGAGATGTTACAGTTGTTGCAGATGCAAATGTTTCTGTTACAGGAAATAAAGTTGACATTACAGTTGGTAATGTAACTACCAAAGCAAACGCTACAGTAACCGTTACAACTAATAGACAAAATTTATCAACAGGGACAGTTACAATTGTAGCAAAAGCAACAGTATTACCAACAGGTAATGAGTTTGATATAGGCACATCATCAGTTTTAATTAAAAAATGGGATGGTATTGTTCCAGGAGCTACTCAAACTTGGGTACCTATTCAAACAAGTAGAGGATCATAATGTTATTTGGAGCAACACCTTTTGCAAACTCACCTTTTGCCGATCCAGGCGGAGTTAGTATATTTGTAACTGTAAGTGGACAAAGATTAAATTTTGCTATAGGTAATGTTCAAATTATAGGTAAATCAGTTGTTTTACCTACAGGACAAAGAGTTGATTTAGCAACGGGTGATGTAGTTGTTAAAATAGGTCAAACAGTAGTTGCAACAGGTGTAGAATTAGCACTTGCAACTAACACTGTAGATGTGATAAACTGGAATCCGATAGTTCCAGGAGCAACGGGTACCTGGGTACCTATTGACCCGAACAATCCGTAGGAGAAATATATGGCATCAAGCACATCAAGTGACTTAAAACTAGAATTAATTACCACAGGTGAAAAATCAGGTACCTGGGGTACAATTACAAATACAAATTTACAGATACTAGAACAAGCAGCATCAGGTTATTTATCATTAGATGTTGGATCTGCTGATGTAGCTTTATCTTTAGCAAATCATGCTACAGCAAATGGTAAAAATCTATACTACAAATTAACCGGTACATTAACTGCGAACAGAACAGTCACTATGCCAGACTCTGCAGAAAGAGTATTTATTGTAGAGGATGCTACAACTAGATCGGCTTCTAATTATACACTGACAGTTAAAACAGTTTCAGGAACAGGTCTTGCTTTACCTATTGGATCAACAACAGTTTTATATTCTGATGGAACTAATATTACAGGTAAACTACAGACTAAAGGATACTACACACCATCGGCTACTTACACTACTGTTGATGGTGATCAAGTTTTAATCGATACATCAGGAGGTGGTATTGGTGCACCAGTTACAATTAATTTACCAGCATCTCCATCAATTGGTAATGAAGTACATTTCATAGACTCAGGTAATAACCTTGCATCTAACAACTTAACGATTGGTAGAAACAGTTCTAATATCTTAGGCAGTGCTTCGGATCTAGTAGTTAGTGCCAATGGTTCTGCATTTACATTAGTATATGTTAATGCAACTAGGGGCTGGATCTATAAAGATAATATATAGGAGCAAAAATTATGGCTCTTCTTGATTTTCAATTCTTACCGGGAATTGACAAACAAAACACAACAGTTGGCGCTGAACAGCGTTGGGTAGATTGTAATAACGTAAGATTTAGATATTTATTACCAGAAAAAGTTGGTGGCTGGTCTTCATTAATTACAGATACTATTGTTGGTGTTGCAAGACGTGAGTTTGCATTTGTAGATTTATCCGGTAATAGGTACGTTGCGATTGGTACTGATAAATGTTTACTTATTTATTTTGAGGGTCAACTCTATGACATTACACCTTTAAAAGCGACACTATCATCCGCAACTATTGCAACAACATCTGGGTCAGCAATTTGTTCTGTTACTACATCCGGTAATCATAATTTATCTGCAGGTGATATTGTACTATTAGATAATGTAACTTTACCAGGAGGAACTGGTTATGTTGATTCTGATTTTGAAGATAAATTATTTCAAGTAACAGGTATTACGTCAGCAACAGTATTTACAATTACACAATCAACTAATGCAACCGCAACAGTTGTAACAGGTGGAAGTATAGATGTTAAACCTTACGAACAAGTTGGTCCCGCAGCACAATCTTATGGTTATGGTTGGGGTACAGATACTTGGGGAACAGGTGCCTGGGGAGAAGCATCTTCTGCAACAGACGTAACACTAGAACCTGGACTATGGTCATTAAGTAATTTTGGACAAGTTCTTGTTGCAACAATTGCAAACGGTAAAACATTTACTTGGGATGCGGGAGCTGCAACTCCTTTGACAGTAAGAGCGTCTACAAGCACATCTGGTTTTTCTACATCTAATAACCCTACTGCAACAAGGGTAACACTAGTTTCACCAACAACACGTCACTTAATTCATTTAGGAACGGAGACAACAATTGGTACACCATCAACACAAGATGACATGTTTATAAGATTTTCAGAACAAGAAGATATAAATGATTATACAGTAACTGCGATTAACTCTGCAGGTACTCAAAGACTTCAAGATGGTACAAAAATTATAGGTGCTTTAAAAGCAAAAGAAACTATTCTAGTGTGGACTGATAACGCTCTTTATACTATGAAATTTATAGGTGCACCTTTTACATTTGGGTTCGAACAAGTAGGTACAAACTGTGGATTGATCGGTAAAAATGCTGCTGTTGAAATAGATGGTGTCGCTTATTGGATGTCTACAAATGGTTTCTTTGCGTTTGATGGTACCGTTAAATCTTTACCATGTACAGTTGAAGATTATGTTTATGATCAAGCAGATACAACAAAAGGACAACAAGTATATGCAGGTTTAAATAATCAATACACAGAGGTAACTTGGTATTATCCATCAACAAATTCTGAATACAATGATCAATATGTTATATTTAATTATGGTGAAAGTGGAAGAATACCTGGTGGTGTTTGGTATATTGGCACAGAAGCTAGAACAGCTTGGATTGATGCAACTGTATACCCTAATCCAATTGCTACTAAATTTGATGATTCAGCTTCTGGTACCTTTCCAGTTATTATTGGTGAAGATGGTTTAGGTCAGACCACTTTATTTGAACATGAGGTAGGAACCGATCAAGTTAATCCTGATGGGTCCACGACAACTGTTACATCTTTTATACAATCATATGATTATGATCTTCAACAAGCACAAAGAGGTCAGTCTTATGCTATAGCGGGGGATGTATTTTTAGCAGTTAGAAGGTTCTTACCTGACTTTAAAGATTTGCAGGGTAATGCTAAAGTAACACTTGCAGTTAAACGATATCCATCTGACTCACAAACAACTACAGCTTTAAGTCCTTTTACAATTACCACTTCTACTGAAAAAAAAGATACCAGAGCTAGAGGTAGATTTGTTAATATAAAAATAGAAAATGATGCAACTTCAGAATCTTGGAGATTTGGAACAATGAGATTAGATGTACAACCGGACGGTAGAAGATAATGGCAAAGATAGTAATAAGAATACCTGAACCAAAAGAACAGTACGATGTTTCTAACCAGAAACAAATTAATAGAGCTATTGCTTTAATAACAGAACAATTGAATTCAACATTTTTAGATGAACTTAAACAAGAGACTGAAAGGTTTACTTGGTTTACGGAGCAAACTAACTAATGGCAAACATATATAAAAACGCATTTTTTGATTTAGCAACCACAGATAAAACAGATGTTTACACTCCACCATCAAATTCAAGAGCGATTGTTAAAACAATACAAGGTAATAATCACGCTGGGTCTAACCCTGAATTAGAAGTATTTGTTTATGATAATTCAGCTA